CCGCTCTCGGCTGCCGTACACAGGTCATAATAGTGGTTGAGGCCGTCTGGCACGCCGAGAAGCCAGCACCAGGCGCGATAATCCGGCCGGGTCGGGTTTACGGTGTTGAGCGCCGGGTAGATGTTTGCCTCCCACGACTCCGGCTTGATGTCGGCGAACTCGTCAATACCGCCGCCGGTCCAGGGGATACCCTCGATACGCTGCGGCTTGTCCAGGCCGATAACGTGGATCTCCGACCCGTTAGGCAGGTAAATAATCAGGTCCGATTCAGACGGGCGCCGCGGGTGCGCGCAGGACAGGGTGAAAGCTTTCAGGTCGTCCCAAAATATCTTTTTGGCCTGGGCGTGGGTCGGCGCCGCCGCGAAATACATCCCCGGGATCTTGAACGCCTGTTTTACCAGAAAGCGCTTGAACCGCTCGGTTTTTCCGGAGCGGCGGCCGGCGGGCACCAGCGGAAACCGGATGCCGTCGGATACGGCCTTGATAAGTTTCAGCTGTACCGGGTGATCTTTCAATTCATACCATCGTGCGCGCTGGCGCTCCAGCAGTACGTTAACACTCATGATGGCATTTTCCCGATCAGCTCCGCCAGCTGTTCGCCGATATCGGCTTTATCTTTGCCCGGGTCTACCGGCTCGCGCATACCATGGTTGCATTTCAGGATGAAGGCTGCGCCGTTACCGCCTACACCCGCGGCGGATAGCTCCATGAGAAATGCTTTCTGCAGCGATTCTGCGTCGGCGTATGCGCGATCCCATTCAGGCCAGTGCTCGCGCCAGTTGCGCAGCGTATCACGGTTGACGCCGATCGACGCGGCGAAGCGCTCGAACGTCGGCAGCTTGCTTTGCGGGATCACCTGCGCAGTGCCTTTATCCGTGTAGTGGATAATCCAGGACGCCGGCTCGGAGAAATAGCGCAGCAGCGCGCCGCAGTATTCCGGGCGGTAGTCGGTCGGTTTATCGTTGCTGCCGATGTCGTGCGGAAAGCGCTCGCCTTTCTTCCGTTTCGGCGGGACGCCCCGTAGATGTTTCGGCTTCGGCTTTAGATTCATATAACCCCCATTATGCTTGCGTACCATACGCGCGCACCAGCGGCCCCCAGGGCCACGTTAAGGGGATTATATAGCGGTGGTGAGGATTAGGCAAAAGAAGCCCGCACGGAGGCGGGCAAGTGGGTTATTTTACAGGGACGGCCGGCAGCGGCATCCAGTGGGTTACGTCCTGGCGAATTGGCACAATTCCGTATGCGTCGTCCCAGCGCCCTTCAAAATAATACAGAGTCGATATGTCGCCACCCTTGAAGCACGCAAGGATCTGCTGCTCTTCATTCTCATCCGGCATGCGCTCGCTTACCGGAATCCATCCCTGGATTTTCACCGGGGAATTGCCAACCTGGTTAAGCATGGTGGCGCGGCAGTCGTTCCAGCCTTCTACGTATTCGGCCTCATCCTTAACAATAGCTGTCATCTTATCCGGCACTACCGGCGCCGGCTGTGCCTGGCGATATAGTAGAATAATTTGGCGCTCGTCTGCATGCGGAGTAACAGGGTTAACAGTGAAAAGGTACCCGCAACCGCCACGATCAACGTCTCGCAACTCCTGTTCATCTGTCCACGCCACCGGCTCGGATTCCATCGTCGCCAGGAGCATTTTATACGCGGCGAGGGTGTAATCCTCTTTCAGCGACCGCGCGCCAGATTCCAGCTCGGCGATACGGGCGGCGAGTGATTCTTTAGTAACGGTAGTTGTCATGTTAATAGCTCCACATAGCAATGGTTGACTTAACGATGTTAATCGCTCGCGTAGCTTCTGTACTTTCATACGTTGCCTGTTTATTCAGGTTGCCCCGGTTCACCAGCTCGCGGCGGTGCTCCTGGGCTACGATTAGCGCCGCTTCAATCTCTGCGATCTTGGCGTCGGCCTTCTTGATTTGCTCGTCGATTGTCATTGTGATTGCTCCTCTGCGAAATAGGCCAGCGCCAGGAGAAAGGCGCGCTGGGACTGCGGGTTTTTAAGCAGGCCGAAGCGGTGGCGGATGGTCGCCAGGTGTCGATCGAACGAATCGCGGATCCTTTCCTCATCGGCCATCTGCACAACGGCAGCGAGTAACGCCTCGTGCTGGACTTGTTCGGACGGCGGCGCATCGTCAGCTGCCGTTATCGGCTCGTATTCTTGGACTACGGAAAACTCGGCGTCTTCCAGAAACTCTGTGCGGTAACAATTACCGTATGACCCTATCGCCCACTCGTCGCCGTCATTATCGCATACCCAATCCTGGTCGTTATTGTACTCACGGCCGACGGTGAACCAGGATACCTTTGACGCGGTGCAAATTAGTTTCATTCTGCTAGCTCCTGCGATTCGATTGCGGCGTAGGCCATAGCCATACAGTAGGTGGCGTAAACGCGATCGCCTACCGCTTTGCGGCCATTCAATTCCCTGCGAAATTTATCAAGTTCATTGTCGAACAGCTCGGCGATACCTAACTCGGCGACCATGCCGCGAAGCATTGCTTTTTGTGCCAGGGTTTCATTACTCATATGTCGTTTGCTCCTGTGTAATTGACGATATGAGTATAATCATACTGCAACCAACATTGCAAGTAGCTCGCAAAGAAAAAGCCCCAGCTGTTAAGCCAGGGCTTTCGGACCGTCAGGAGCAAATCAATCATGTGCAATGAGACTATAGCACTACTTCACGGCCCTGCCAATAGCCTCGGCCTCGGCCGCCGATTTGCCGTCGAATAGCGCGAGTCGCCCGGTTGCGCGCCGGCGCAGTCCCAGCATCACCTTACCGCCCTGATAGATGAACTGCGGCAGCTTGGTGCGCAGCGTCGCAATATCCCCGCGTCGCAGCGCCTGGCCGGTTCCGGTACTGGGCGCGATCACTTTCGGCCCGGCGTTGAATACCAGATCTACCATGGCGTCGAAGTACGGCCCGGTGACCAGCGGATGCGCCACTGCGTCTACCTGGCGCTCGGCGTCCGTCATATCCTGGCGCAGTAACGCCCGCGAGTCCGGCTCGGTGATACTTGCCGGCGCCTGGGCGCGCGTTCCGGTGTGACCGTATCCCCAGGTCAGGATCCCGCGCTCCTTCTCTTTGGCGGTCGCGTAATACGGCACAGGCTTAAACGTCTCCCAGCGCCGGGCGAATTCAACGGCGTTATCGCTGACTGTTCTTTGCATGGATTAACCTCCGATATTTGATGTAGCGCACCGACTTAACACAGGCGCTGCGCAGAAATGACAATGTGACCAGCACCAGGAGTGTTGACCAGATGAATAACGGCGCGCTGCCGTCTTTGTAGATGTGGATCAGCCCGGCTCCGCAGGTGAGAAACAGGCCCATGAATGCCAGGCGGCCCAGCAGGCCGTCGTCGACCCAGTGGGCGTAAATGTTAAACAGCGCGGTTGCGGCGATAACGGAAAGGCAGAAGGCACTAAGCATGGCTATTTACCCCACGGTAGTTTAAAGCCGCTCGCCGCTACTTCCAGGGCCTCGAAGAATTTCCACCAGAAGGCGCCGATCACGAAAGGCACCAGGTATTGCCCGTCGGTGTCCGCCAGCTCGAAATAGCGGATCCCAAACGGTGAGAAGTAAACGGCACAAGCGGCACCGGCGGCCAGGTGAGCGCAGCGCTTCCACAACGGTAGCTGCTCTGCTTTCTTCACCTGGGCCACGATGCCGCCGCATACGGCTGCGACGACAAGCCAGAAATATCTGTCAATCAAAAAGGACCCCCGAATGAATAGTATTCGGGGGCAGTATAGGGCGATTTAGGATTAATCTGCAAATTAGCAACGCTCGAAGTTATATCGAAGTATCTCTCCTGGGCGTATTTCCGGCTTATTTGGGATCGTATCTTCCGGATACTCCTTCGCCCAGTGATGCCAAAGCCGGTAGGCTATAGCGGCGCGGGCAACTGATTTGAACGACCCGAGATTTACGTTTCGGCCACGCGACCACACCATAGCCCGCCATTCGCAATGGCCCCCGCGGTTCAGTCGGCTAACACCTTTAATGCCAGATGGTTCCGATTGTACTCGCCGCGGGACTGGTTTCACCGGCGCTTTACAGGTGATCTTGCGCTTCGCCGCCGGGAGTTCGCTTGCGCGTTTCAGGATGTCGGTTGCGAGGCTCATGAGTATTCCCCTTGTCTTGTACGTAGCCCACACAGACGGCAGCGGCAAAGAGTAGCTAGTACGCCGATCCCTTTATCCTTAGACATTCCATACGCGACCCACTCATGTGGGCATTCTACTTCCGGTTCCGGCGTGAATGCGGCATTACCCTCCAGTTCGGCGATCAGCCGGTTGATGTACCATTGCGCCTTCTTCACGTCCTCCAGGCCGTTCTTCGCCTCATAGCGCCAGAGGTACTTAATGACGTTGGCCGTGCATACTGCTTCGATCCCGGTCTTGTTTACGGTTGCTGCCGTTATCGCGTCAATGCACTCGACACCGCCCTGGGTGTAGTGCGACGGGTGGTTTACGTTGTCAGTCATTGGTCAACCTCCCACTTGATGCCAGCGGCAGTCAGACGGTCAATGACCAGTTGCTTATCGAGCACCGCCACTTCGCGACAGAAATCGTCTCCCTCGAACTCCGTATACATGGTCGTCGGCAACTTCACGGTGACGGTCCGGGACTTCTGTTCCGGGACTCCACGCGCCAGCGTTAGCGGCAGCCATTCTCCAGATTTTTTACGCACTTCTTCCAGTTGCGAATCGTGAACCGGCCCCTCATAGCCATCATCAGATTTAACTCTCACCCAGAACATAGGAGGGTTGCAGGATGCTACAGCCCCCAGTTTCGGCATAAGCCCGGACGTAATTGCATCAACGTAAGCATCAGAAATATCCTCATCAGTTCCGTCAAAGACGTAGCAACTGTCACGGACAAATTTCAGGAGCACTGCTTTATGCGACTCCAGCTCGGCGATGCGCGCCTGCAACTCCTCGCAGTGGTCCGTTATCCCACGGCATTGAGTTTTCCAGTAGGCTTCCATCCCCTTCGCCTTCTCCAGCGCCTCTACCAGCGCGATGACATTGTTTGGGTTAGCCAGGGCGTAAAATTTATCTGCCGCCGCACGGCCTTTCGAATACCGGGCGATAATGGCGAGCTCTTTGGCATCGATCGCTGCCGCTTTCAGGCTCTGCGCCAGTTCGGTGATATCGGTCATCATTTATCCTTACTAATTCGTTTCGGTGAACAGTACGCGCGGATCTGCGCGTCGGGGCGCTGGCCTTCAAACAGCACCAGCGAGTTTTCCGCTTTACGGGCGGCCGCCTGGCACGCCTCCAGCGTATAGAACGTCTCGGTAGTGGGCGGCGCAAGGACCCCCTGTGCCAGCACCCAGATAAACAGGACCGATGTCATTCGCAAACGTCCTCCACATGGCCGCACCGGATGCACTCCCGGAACTCCGGCTCGTCAAGGTGCTGTTTCCAGATGTGGTCGCACTCCGGGTGCGCGGCTGCCGCTGTGCGCTCCTCGACCGCCTGAATAACGGAGATGCGGACGCGGTCCGACGGCAGCGCCTGCACGTGGCCGTTAGCGTTGACCCGGATAAACGCCAGGCCGGTGATCTGCGCTTCGCGTAACGCCTCGGCGAATGCGTTCAATACTTCATGCTCACGGTTCATAATCAGCAATCCTCGTCCTCTGGTAGTGCCATGTTTAGCGCGCGTTGAGCCTTTTCGACTACCTGGCAAAGATTGAGGTATTTAACCTCTAATGCCTCGTAGTCCTTATACGTGACATACTGGCCTTTTCCGCGTTCTTCCATATCGAAATCACCAGCGCCATGCACAATCAAATCGTATCGAGTAACCATAATCAGCAATCCTCTTTGCGGCAGCCGCGTTGTTCTGGCAGGTCGCCGGTCATATCACTAAGCCATCTTTTGAACGCTGTCCCGGGGAATTTACGGACGTCCGGCGCCATAACTTCTAACGCCCGCATATTCGCCAGATGCAACTTGGATGCCATATCGCCGATATCGTCGCGCAGGTCTTTATTCTGGCGACGCAATTCTTTGTTGTCACGGCGCAGATTCTGTATCAGGTTATGCGTTTCGCGAGGCATAGGCACCGCTTCTTCGCCCTTCTGTGTCTTTGTTCTCGCTTGGTAATTGTTGCCGATTAACTTATAACTCGTCTCCGCTGCGGCGGCGCCTAAGTGGCCTCCGTAATAAAGAGAGCTTCCAGTAATACATAACACCTCGCAAAAATGCTTTTTAGGCACTCTTACTACGAGAAACAGGTTACCGCTGAAATTATTGCGCCACACCTGGCCTTTCTTAAACATGATATTTGCTCCTCTCGTTTAGGTCCTCTGAGTATATGTCTAAATCAATGTTGGTTGCAATACCGAATATCAAAAATAAGGGGCCGCGGTAACTGGTATGGTAGTCTACTAGCCTACTTGCGTGCGTGGTGTGCGGAATTGGCTAGGACTAATCTTAATATGGAGAACCGCCCCCAACGCCCGCCAGCACTGCGATACGGGGATATATTAGTGGTATAGAGAACCACCCTCCCCGACGCTAAAACCTGCGTAACTCGCTGCCAGAATCACCGCAACCAACCAGAAAAATTATCCTGGCTCCTCGTAGCTGATACTTGCTGCCGTGATATTTACATTCGAGCTATTGCAAACTCGCAATTAAAATGATATGCTCACTGCGTTCGCTTGGCAAAGCCCGCCAAGGCGACTTGCCTGCGACGCAAGAACGTGAGCATTTCAGGTTTTGCGAATAAAATCCCTCCATAAATCAATCACTTACCTACCGACTCGCAATCCATTTTTGCGAAAACCAACAAAAACACCCTAAGTCATTGAAAACGTTACTCGCAATCTCATTCGCAAAATTTTGCGAGTCTTGCGAGTCGATTCGCATTACTCGCAACACGTATTATTTTACGAGTTTAAGTCCTCATCGCTTGCAACCAATTCCGGCGGGTCGAAGTCGTTTACGCCAGTCGGCAGCCTGTATTGTTGGTTGTAAACTTCGCCTGTATTCGGGTTGCGTCCGTGCACTAAAACCCGTCGTCGGACTAATTCCTCCAGCACTTTTTTATAGTTGCCGCTGGTGAACTTGTTTCCGCCGGCGGTGCCGATGGCGTATGGTGAATAGCCTTCCGGTTTATCCTCCAGTAGTTCGAGCTGGGCCACCATCACCTCTTCGGCCTTGTTCTTGGGCCCTGCGCCGCCGGAGGCTTTCACCGCCTCCCGGGCTACTTCGGCAGCTGGCGATTCGAACGGTGCCAGGGCGACCGGTACCAGGTACAGCGTTTCATCGCGCGGCGACATCTCCAGCGGTTTCGGCGTCCAGCCGGATAGCTGATCGGAAAAGTCCGGGCCCGCGGCGTTGGACAGATACGCGTCGACGCGGTCGGCGTGCGCCTGGGGGACGTCGATTTTACATTTCAGCAGGACGAAGCCGCGCGGCGACTGTTTGATGCCGTTACGCGCTTTTTCGTGATAGAGGTTGATCTGGTGAGGCTTGGCCTCGTCCGGCTGCTCGATGAAGAAGGCGTAATCCACGGCGCCATGAAGCGCGCCAGAGCCGCGGGCGGTACGCTGGCCCGAGGAGGACTTCGCCGGGTGGTGGATAACGCCGGCGCTGCCGCCGGTGGTCTCGGATATCTGTTTCAGCGCGCGGACGATTTCCCCCATATCGGTTGGGGAGTTTTCGTCGAACGGCTTTTTAGCTGTGCTGCGCATGGCGACAGTCTGGTTAAGCGAGTCGAAGGCTATCAGGCCGACTGGCGAATCGCCAGCTGCATCACGGATAATCTTGCATACCTCTTTCACGCCGCGCGCGTCGGTGATGTCGATCCCCTTATCCTGCAGGTCGATGATATGCAGCCAGTCCAGGTCGTCCTGATACATCTTCTGCAGCGCCTGCTTGCGGTGGAGGCTGGTTTCGCCGCCTTCCGCATCGAAATAAAAGTTGTGGGCGCGCACGACACGCCGTCCGCCGAACGGGATCCCGGCGGATATGGCCGCCATCTGGCCGAGGACGAAGAACGATTTACCGATGTTCGACTCGCCGGCGGCGTACCAGGTCGATTTGAAGTTAACCAGGCCCTCAATGATGGGGTCACGCTTGGTGAACAGGGTAACCGGGTCGTCGTCCAGGTCCTCGTCGGTACACTGGCCGGCGGACGGGCCGTCCAGCGCCGCCATTACCTCGGCCTCGTAGATGTTGGTGATCTCCTCTTCCGGTAAATCCGGCAGCAGTTCGGCAATTTGCTTTTTGCTGATATTGTGGGCTTCGGGCAAATACTGGTCCGGTACGCCGCAAAGGCGAAGCAGCATGTGCTGGTGGGTATTGTGCTTCCTGCAGTGGTCGTGCTGGCACGCGAAGCGCACCTCGGGGTGAAGGGCGTCGGGCATCATGATCGCCGTGCTGCCGTCGGTCCCGTCGTTGTCGCTGTGCTGGAAGTGGTTAGGGCACTGTATGGCGAAGCCACGACCAGAGGATAGCGGTTCGAGGCCCATCTCCCAGCACCACGCGGCGATTGCCTGGCTGTTCTCGCTGGCGTTCTCCAGCGCTTCGTCGGTCCAGTTGGTTGAGCCCGATTCGTCCGGCACGTCGAACCGGTGGCGCAGGATGCGGCGGACGCTGGCGGGCGCGCCGCGGTGGTCGATGGTTTCCGCTTCGATGTGCGGGGCGAACATAAGACGGGCGCGCTGGAATGCGGTTTCGTCCATCCCTTTCGCGCCGGTGAGCCCGAGCATATCGATGAATTTGTGCTGGCACGGCCAGATCTCATCCGCCAGCATCGGCCGGTCTGTCGGGATGAGGAAACGCCAGGAGCGCGACTTAACGCCGCCTTTCAGGTCGTGCCGGTCGCCGCAGGTGGAGTAAGCAAAGAAAGTGTATCCGCCATCCTCCAGCGCGCGACGCACCCGGCGGATCTCTTTGCTGGAGACTTTGTCGATGTCGATAAACAGCAGGGATCGGGAAATGACGTTGTTGTTATTGCGCTTGTTGCGCTCAAACTCGGCGGCGACATACGGCAACCGGCCTTTCTTTTCTTCGTAGCGATCTTCGGTCTCGCTGCCGTCAATGGATACCCCCAGCACAGGGTCAGCGCCGATATCCAGCAGGTCGTCGATAAACTCATCCCAGGAGGATTCGAAAGCCTTCGGGCGATTGTCGGTTTTATGCCGGCCGAGAGAATAGGATATTTTTGATTTTAACCGTGGCATTGTTTATATTTACTCCTGGTATTTATGACGCGCTTCTGGTAAAGCCTCTCCGTTTTGGATGAGGCTTATTTTTTATCCGGGGTGCCTTCCCCAAGCGCCAGCCAGCGAGCATCGCATTCCAGCGCGTCCGCCAGGCGAAAGATACGCTCCATATTCAGGCTTTTAGTCCGCCCGTTCTGCACAAATGATAAAGCCGACTGCGAGAGACCCCCGCGCATTACGACATCTTGCTGGCGCAGGCCAAGCTGTTTCATCCGCGCGTTAACGCGGAGCTGGAAAGGGTTACGGCGTGCTGTTGCCATTATAGGAATCCTCTTAATAGATAGGTTGACGTCTGCAATACTATAGTATCTAACCGCACATAATCAAGCATTTTCTGGTGATTAGCACTAAGTCATTGATTTTACCGGTGCTGCAATTTAATTTGAAAAATCGCTTGCAATCCCGATTTATCTGGACATATTATTACATCGCCGAAACGCAACCAACTTAACTAAACGAGGATTTACCATGATTGAGAAATTTTACGCACTGCTGGAGCGCTTTGTTATTGCTCTTGAACTGATCGCCACTAACTTCAGCGCCGAGCGGACGGTAGGTCAGGTCGTCAAAGACGCCGTGAAAGATGCCACAGACACGCCGACCAAATCGGCCCGCACCCGTAAGGCGCCGGCCAAGAAAGAAGAACCGGAAGACGACGAGCCGGAAGACGACGAGCCGGAAGAGAAGCCTACCACCAAAAAACGTGGTGGCAAAACCGAAGCGCCGGCCAAAACCACCCGCGGTAAGAAAGGCACCGACAAGCGCGCTGCGATCGGCGAAATGGCAAAAGCTGCCGTAGAAGGCGACGGCCTGGACGATGACGACGCCGACGCGCTGGTGGATAAGTTCGACGACCTGCTGGAAGACTTCGAAGTTAAGAACGTCAAAGAGCTGGACGACGACCAGGTGGACGAATTCCACGATGCGCTTAAAGAGCTGATCGAAGAGTTCTACGACGCTGAATAACCGATCTGCCCCGGCGCGCCGGGGCTTTTGTCAGGAGCAATTCTATGAAATATACCCTTATGAAAGGCCGCGACTCCCGCGACAACGTGATCGCCTTCTGGCTTCTGCGCACCGACGGCGAGACGAAAGAATGCGCTTACCTCGGCAAATGCCCGCCGCCGGGTAACCGTGGCGCACAGGCCGCCCGCATTAAGCAGGTGACCATGGTTAAGCCTGATTTTTATGTCTTTGAGGATCAGTCGATGTTTGCGCTTCACTGCGACTATGCGTCGGCGTCACTGGTCGCAACCTGGGAGACCGTGTAATGACCAATGCAAGCGGCAGCAATCACGAACACGCCTTGCTGTCTCCGTCCGGGTCGAAAAAATGGCTGGGGTGCTCTGCATCCCTGCTGTGCGAGAAGGACATCCCGAACGAAAGCGGCCAGGCGGCCATTAACGGGACCGCGATGCACGCGGTATCCGAGGACCTTTTAAACCGGCACATTAAAGGCGAGACAACCGTAACAGCAGCGCATTACAAGGGCGTATACGTCCTGAATGAAGGCAAAGGCCCTATTAAGGCGGTGGCCGGCAAGCCGCCCGCCGGCGCGGTACTCATCAACGATGAATTCGTAACCATGGTCGAGCGCTACACCGATTATGCGCTCGGGGTCATCTCATCCGCTGAGTACGTCAAAATCGAAATGCGGGCCGAGCTGACTAAGTTACTGCACCCAGGCTATACGGCGGATTTTATCGACGAGCGTACAGGAGAAACCGGAGAAGCAGCAGTAAAAACCTTCGGCACGGCTGACCTGGTTGCCGTAATCCCGCGCACAGACGGGTCGTTTATGTTGCTGGTCGGCGACCTGAAAACTGGCCGGCACGCGGTCGACGCTAAAGAGAACAAACAGCTGATGCTGTACGCGCTGGCTATCCTGGCGAAGCTGCGCAGGCTGTATGACATTACGCTGGTGCGCCTGGCGATATTCCAGCCTTATTGCGGCGGGCCGTCAGAATGGGACATCACGCCAGAGGGGCTTGACATCTTCCGTAAGTTCGCCAGCAAGCGCGCGATCGAAGCGCTTGACGTCTACTACGGCGGTAAGAAAAATCTTAAGGCCAGCCATTTCAAGCCGTCGGCCGACGCATGCCAGTGGTGCCGGTTCAACGAGAAATGCAACGCCCGGGCGAAGGCTGCTATCAAAACGGGCGGCACTACGGCAACCGATGCCGACCTGGGCGACGACAATCACGAAATGACGCCGGAAGAGCTGAAAGCAGCCTATGAAAAGCTGCCGGAGTTACGCCAGCACATCGCCACGATCGAAAAGGCTATGCATGCGGCGCTGCTGTCCGGCGTTGCGGTGCCCGGCTATAAGCTGGTTACCGGTAACGAGGGCAATCGTAAATGGTCCGACGCCGCGAAGGTTACCGAAATGCTGGAAGGCGCGCGTATCAAGCGCGATATGATGTTTAAAGAGTCGCTGATCTCGCCTACCGACGCGGAAAAAGTCTTTAAGACCGAGAAGCCGCGGATCTGGCGACGCCTTGAAAAGCTGATCGAACGCGCCCCCGGAAAGCCAACAATAGCGGCAGCTGACGACCCGCGCGCCGAGTGGAAACAAGCAACCGACGAGGACCTGGAATGATTATTAAATGGTTCGAAATAATTGGCATTATAGTGGCGTGGACTATCCATAGCCTGGCTATATCGCCTATCGTTTCGTTGGCTCTGTTAATCATGCTAATTCAGCCTTTGATTAGCGAGGAACGCCTTGACGCTATCGGCGAATGGGGCTGGCCGGATAGATACGAGGCCTTTATTACGAAAATAACCGGCGTAAAAGTTTGACATCTGCAACCAACTAAATTAACGTATTCATACCGGCCCGGCGGTTTCCGGGAGAATCGCAAAAAGTGAGAAACGAAAATGGGAATCAAGGTAAATCTGAAAAAAGTTCGCATCGCATGGTTCTACGGCACCGAGAAAGCGAAAGCGCAGAATGACGGCGAAAAGGACGCATATCGCGTCGAAATTCTGGTTGACAAGGACGACCACAAAAGTATTGCCAAGCTGGACGAAGCGGCATTGGCGGTAATGACCGAAGCGCTTAAATCAGAAAAGGCTGCCGAGAAGTGGCTTAAGCGCGAAAGCGGTCTCGAAGGCAATATCTCCAAAGATTGCGCCATCAAAGACGGTGACGAGCGCGACACGGAAGATGAAAATTACGAGCACAAAATCTGGATCCGTGCCAAGTCGTATAAGCAGCCCCGCATCTTAACTGACCTGGGCGAAGAAACACGCGATGGTGAAGAAGACCTCGAAGGGAACGACCTCGAGGGTAAAGTGCCTTACGGCGGCTGCTTCGCCAACGTGTCGATCGAATTGTGGGGCCAGAATAACGACAAAGGCAAAGGCCTGCGCTGTAACTGGCTCGGCGTGAAATTCGTCGAAGATGGCGAAGCGTTCGGCGGCGGTGGGTCCAGCGAGCGCGCCAACGACGACGACCTGGATGACGATGATGAAGACGACGCACCGCGTCGCGGCAAGTCCAAGCCGAAACCGTCCCGCCGCTCCCGTGACGAGGATGAAGACGAAGAGGATGAAAAACCCCGCCGTCGCCGTTCTCGCGATGAGGACGACGAAGACGAGGAAGAAGAGCGACCGCGCCGCCGTCGCCGCTAAAATCAAGGCCCGCGAAAGCGGGCTTTTTCATATCCGGAGCGTGAACCATGTATAAACACAACCGAAACCGCCCCCATGAAACACGGATCCCCGTCGGTCTGCCGCTGGATGTCGACGGAGCCAGCGAATACTTAACTCTCCGTCTCGGCCGCAAAATGTACCTGCGAATCGTGGATACCGAGGAACAAGCCCGCCGGCGCAAAGCAATGACGGCAACCGACGAGGACCTGGAATGAAGTTCGATAACCTTTTTCTCGACACTGAAACATTCAGCGCCTGCGACCTGAAAAAATGTGGGTCATATGCTTATGCCGAGCATCCGTCCACCGAAATTATGATAACCACCTTCGCTATTGACGACGGCCCGGTTATGGAGTGGGATGCAACGGCAGACCCCCGGATGCCGCGGGTATTGCGCCGGGCGCTGCGCGAGGTATGCAAGCAGAATACGAAGAGCCGGATTGTTATGCAAAACGGCCTTTTGTTCGATCGCCTTCTCATGCGCCATTGTTGGGGCATAGAGATCCCGGTAAAAAACAGCATCGATACGATGATCTGCGCCTACAGGCTGTCGCTTCCCGGCTCCCTGGACGCGCTATGCCGCGTTCTGGAGATATCCGAGGACTTAGCCAAGGATAAAGCCGGTAAAGCGCTGATACAGCGATTCTGTAAGCCTACGCCGAAAAATTACAAGATCCGCCGCTACACCCGCGAAACGCATCCGGAAGAGTGGCGCCGTTTTCTGAAATATGCCCGCAGCGATATATCGTCAATGCGTGAGGTGTTTTATGCGCTGCCGACGTGGGGCGATACTGAGAAGGAAAACGAGATACTCGCCATCGACCAGGCGATCAACGACCGCGGCTTTTACGTCGACATAGCGCTGGCCGAATCCGCCGTCGCCGCGGTTAAGCAGCACAAGCTGGACCTGCAGCGCGAGGCGATGGCTAAATACGGCGGCAGCCTGACCGGTAAGGACTTCCTCCCGATCCTGCGAGACCTGGCGCCCGCATTCGATATCCCTAACGCGCAGAAAGCAACCCTGGGCGATCTGCTGGACGACGAGGACCTGCCAGACGCCGCCCGGGCACTTATCGAAATGCGCCTCGGCGCTGCGTCCACCGCCTCCACCAAGTACGACCCGCTGCTGCGCGGCTTATCCAGCGACGGCCGGCGCCGCGGCTGTTTGCAGTATGGCGGCGCGAAAAGGACGCTGCGATGGGCGGGTAAAGGCTTCCAGCCGCAGAACCTGGCGCGCGGACATTACGAAGGCGAAGACCTTGATTACGGGATCCGTTGTCTTAAGCGCAACCGCATCACGAAGGCTTTCGACATCGCCAAGTTAACGGCAACCACGGTTCGCGGGTGCATTATCGCGGCGCCCGGATGCAAGCTGGTTGTTGCCGACTACTCGAACGTCGAAGGGCGCGGCCTGGCGTGGATATCCGGCGAAGAGGCGACGCTTAATGTTTTCCGGGCTGGTACGGACCTGTATAAGACGCTCGCGGCCACCGTGTTCTGCGTGTCGTATGACGACGTGTCGAAGGACCAGCGCCAGATCGCCAAGGCGATGATTCTCGGCCTGGGTTACGGTGGCGGCGTGGCGGCATTCCTGACGTTTGCCAAAAACCTCGGCCTAGACCTTGACCGGCTGGCGCACGACCTGGCGGGCACATTCCCGGACCATATCTGGAAGGCTGCGCGCCGGGGGTGGGAGTTTGCCCGCATCCAGGAGAAGAACAAGCGCGCTCCGAAGGGCAAGAAGGCCGAGCGCCCGTCGTATGACCTGCCGAAAAAGGTGTGGCTGACCTGTGACGCATTGAAACGCATGTACCGCGAGGCTAACCCGAATATCGTTAATTTCTGGGCCGAGCTGGAAGCGGCGGCATTGAGCGCGATCCGCAATCCTGGCCGGTCATTTTGGGCGGGCGCCCGAGTCCGTGAGAATGGCGACAAGGCCGTTAAGTTCACTCGCACAGTGAAAAACGGTAACCCGGGTTGGTGGCTTAAGGTTGAGCTGCCGTCTGGTCGCATCCTGTCGTATCCGGGGATCGGCCTGTCGGTCGAGAAAGAGGAAGACGAGGACACCGGCGAGATCCGCACGCGTACCCGCATCAAATACCAGGGGGAGAACCAGACGACGCGCCAGTGGGGTTGGCAATATACCTATGGCGGCAAGCTGGCTGAAAACATCGTACAGGCCCTTTGCCGTGACCTGCTGGCCTGGTCAATGCCTGGCGTCGAGGCCGCCGGGTATAAGATTATTCTGTCCGTGCATGATGAACTTTTAACCGAAGTTCCCGACACGCCGGAGTACACCGTCAAAGAGCTGGAGCGCCTCATGTGCGTGCTGCCGGCATGGGCTAAAGACTTCCCATTGAGCGCTGAGGGTTGGGAGGGTCGGCGGTACAAGAAGTAGAGAATACACCACAAACAAAAGAGGCCTACAAATTATGAATGACATTATGCATTTCGTGAAACGGCAGAAGCTGAAATGGTTCAACGCCACGCCATACCCGGCGCAAATAATCGTCTATATCCTTGGGGAAGATGAAAAGTTATTGAAGGCCATCCCCGATCACCCACCACTTGGCGAGGGCACTAACGGCCGTTGTTGCTGGATGCAAAAGGATGGGTACAACATTATCACAATCGGCGTTAAGCGCGACCTGGGCGACTTTATGGCCGTTGCCGCGCATGAGTGTTATCACGCGATGAACGCGTGTTATGGCTGGTTCGGTGCGCAGCATGATACGGAGAACGACGAGCCAGGAGCCTACTTTCTGGGGCACATCATGCGTGAGTTTACGATCCGTTTCGCCGAATTGCTGGAGGAAACAAAGCCGTGACGCCGGAAGGACGCATACAGGCATACGCGATGGCCGAGTTTAAAAAGTTAGGGGCATTGGTGCGAAAGTTGAGGTATGAGGGGCGCAACGGGTGCCCCGATCTGCTGATCATTCTGCCCGGCGGCCTGGTGGTGTTCGTGGAGGTGAAGAAAGACGAGCGCACCGGTCCTGACCCGCACCAGGCGCGCGAGCACGAACGAATGCGCAGTCGTGGCGCTCTGGTCTACACAGTCGGCAGCGAGGAACAGGTAAACGAATTGGTTGCAGAATTGCGCTATAGTGTTTAGTATGTTGGTTGCTAAGGAGGATACACCATGCCTAAACCTAAACTGAGAAAGGCCGGCCGGGAGCTGGTAGAAAAATACGGGTCACTCTCCGCGGCCCCGGATGAGGCGCTCGCTGCCGTTACTAAGCGTTGCAACGGCCCGTGTCGTAAGCGCAAGCCATTAAGCGAGTTCCACCGTTACAGCGGGCGCAGCGTGGACGGTTTCCGCGCGGTCTGCAAACAATGCCGCCGGGAAGCCGAGCGCGAGCGCCAGCGGATCAAGAGAAACCCGGTACAGGAAGAAACAGAATGAGAGTTTTAGCGGGAGCAATCAAACGTGGCGACGTGCTACAGGTTGGTGATGTTCTGGAAACTGTTTTCGATGCATTCCGGTCACTCGACGCGCAGAAACAGGAGATCCGCGTTATCCAATTCGAGAGCGGGACCGTCATGATCCTGGAATATTCCGACATCGTGGAGCGCGTATGAAAAAACGGATAAATCTGGACCGCATAAAGAGCCTACTTAAGTATGACCCGAAGACTGGTATTTTTACTCGGCTTGTCTCTGTTAAAGGTCGAAACGCGGGTGATATTGCTGGATGTCTGTCGGACAGCGGATATGTAAATATCGTTGTTGATGGCGTGCGATTGAAAGGCCATCGTCTCGCGTGGGCTTTTGTCCACGGATTCTATCCTGAATTCGAGATCGACCACAAAGATCGCAATCGGTCTAATAACGCTATTGACAATTTAAGACCTGCGACGCGAAGTCAGCAGATAGTAAACCGCGATACTTCCGCCAGGAATACAAGTGGGGCGAAAGGGGTGTACATGCTGCCTTCCGGACGCTGGCGGGCTCGAATTTGTAAGGGCCGGAATTATATTCATCTCGGTTATTTCGACTCCATGGCGGAGGCTGAATCAGTTTACAAAAAAGCCGCTTCTGAATTGTTCGGGGAGTTCGCCGATGTCACGATTTAAGCGACGCCCTTACCAGCGGCAGATTACCCAATTCATGCTATCGCGTCCGCGTTGCAATATCTACGCGACTATGGGATCAGGAAAAACGAGCGCGACAATGTGGACCCTGGACCGCCTGTTTCAGACTGGCGATCTCGTAGACGGCGAAGACCGCGTGCTTATCCTGGCGCCGCTGCGCGTCGCGTCCGGCACCTGGCCGGCCGAACAGGAGAAATGGCAATTCCCTAACCTGCGCGTCGGTGACGCCACTGGCCCGGCCGCGCACCGCGTCGCCACGCTGGAAGAAGATTTTAACGTCATATGCCTTAATTACGAGTGCATAGAGTGGTTGACCGGGCTTTATGGTCCGGACGACTGGCCGTTTACCGTTATCGTTGCCGATGAGTCAACCAAGCTGAAATCGTACAGGTCAAAGAGCGGCGGCAGCAAACGTGCGAAGGCATTAAGCCGGGTAGCATGGGGCCGCGTTAAGCGCTTCATCAATCTGACCGGTACGCCGTCGCCTAACGGGTTAAAGGACCTGTGGGGGCAAAACTGGTTTATCGACGCCGGCGAGCGCCTCGGGACGTCCTACGCGGCGTTTACTGATCGCTGGTTCATCACCGAGTCAAAAGGCGACCACCACGCCGCGAAGGGATACCGTCCGCGCAAAGGTGCCGACGATGAGATCCACCGGGCAATGAAAGATATTTCGTTGACGGTTGACGCCGCCGAGTTCTTCGGCTGCGAAGAGCCAGTGCTTGTCCCGGTGCTGGTAGACCTGCCGAAGAAAGCCCGCAAGATTTATGACCAGATGGAAAAGGAGCTTTTCGCGGAACTGGAGAACGGCGAGGTAGAAGCGGCCAATGCGGCAGCCCGCACGTCCAAATGCCTGCAGATCGCCAGCGGCGCGGTATACGTCACCAATGAAGACGGCGAGCGCTCCACCGAGTGGGAGAAAATCCACGATGCTAAATTGGACGCGCTGGACTCCATTATAGACGAGCTGGCGGGCGCCCCGCTTCTGGTGGCCTACCAGTACCGGCACGACCTGGCGCGCATCAAAAAACGGTTCCCGTTCGCCGAGGACCTTAAAAAAGGCGCTGCCGGTAATAAGCAGATCGACCGCTGGAACGCAGGCAAGATCGACGTGTTGCTGGTCCACCCGGCATCGGCGGGTCATGGCCTTAACCTGCAGGATGGTGGCTGTCACCTGGCCTTCTTTAGTCCAACCTGGAATTTTGAGCATCACGCCCAGGTTATAGAACGTATAGGCCCGGTCCGCCAGATGCAATCCGGCCACCCGCGCCCTGTGTTTATCTATCTCATCCAGGCAAAAGGTACGTTAGATGAAGCTGTTGTTTCGCGTACCAGCGATAAAAAGTCAGTCCAGGATGTGCTAATGGAATACATGAAGAGGAAGAAATGAGAGATCATTTGCTGTTGCGCGGGCTTGACCCGTCTTTATACCGCGTCTGGTTGTCGGATACGTGCGCCACCTTTCCTTTGTGGGGCTTCGATGGTCGTTTAAGAGGTTTCCAGCAGTACCGGCCTTCTGCACCAAAGAAAAGCGAAAGGCCGTCAGAAGGGAGGTACTTCACATGGTCGAGTGCTCCCTCTGTGTGGGGGCTGGATACGCTACCCAGCCACGGCGTTGTGTTTGTTTGTGAAAGTATCTTCAAGGCCGTGGCGGCACATCGCGCGGGGTTCAACGCGATATCCGCCAATGGGTCGTCGCTGGCTCCATCTTTGCAGGGTCAAATGATGCTTATGACGCAATACCGGTTTATCTGTGTCGGGGACGATGACGCGGCCGGGCTAAAATTCAGCAAAACATTCGGCAAGGGTGCTACCGCTCCAGACCTCGACGAATTACCTTTGTGTTTAGTACAAAAGTTACTAACGGAAGCGTGCTATGGCTGACAAATCAAACACGGCTCCGGAGGATAAGGACTGCTGGCGCTCACCACCGGAGATATTCGAGCCGCTGAATGAGCGGTTTAATTTCCGCTATGACATGGCGGCAGCAGATCACAATGCACTTTGCGCACGGTACTACACGGAACAGAATAGCGCCCTGGGTATCGAGTGGCCCGCAGCATGGAAATGGTGTAACCCGCCATACTCGAAGCCGCTGCCTTGGTTCCAGCACGCCGCGCAGTACCGGAAAACGGTGTTGCTCCTGCACCTGGCCGTCGCTACGCAGTGGATGGATATTGCGCGCCGGGAGGCGAATACCATCATTCAGCTGACAGAGCGCATTCAGTTTATCCACGCCAGGACCGGCGAGCGCGCGGCGACGAAGAACAACCGCGACTCGGAGATCATCATCTTTGGCCGTCGGCCTAACCCTGACGGCGCGCGCATCGTCCAGTGCTCGATCGCGGATATCGCAAAATATCTATAAATGTTGGTTGCAATATTAGCGAAGTCATATTATATTTAGTTCATAGGGCGGCGCGGTGCCGCAGATGATCGAGGAAAAGATGATGAAACCAAACCAGAAAGCCGCTTTATGGCGTAAGATAGAAGATTACGCCGCTGCAATGGTCGCGGACTCATGGAAAGGGGCCGGGGACCCAGAGGATTATGAATCGCTTGTCCGCGGTCTGGAAGAAGCCAAAAACGAATTAAGTAACTATATAGAGAAGTTGTCATCTTAATAACAGGCCCCGCAAGGGGCCACTTGCAGGAGCAAACACAATGAAACGTATTACCGCAATCGCAATCACTCTGGCCGCCGTCCTGGGCTGCTCGTATGTCGGGTCTGCCGCTGCCGTCACTCCGGTAGAAATGTGCCAGGAGTTAGCCGAAATGGGTGGCGTTATCGTTGACGCCCGGAACCGCGGCGATTCGCTGGAAAACGAACCAGCATTATCAACGGCAGCGATATGGTCCCAAGCCTTAAAGCCGGCATGACGCGCATCGCCGTTACGATTTACAGCAATCCATCGCTGAAACGCGCCGACGTCGTGGCGTATGGGTTTAAAGGTTGTATCGACGGAATGTCGGATGGTATGTGAGAAAAGGGCCTTGCGGCCCTTTTTTTTATATTTCAGAAACGCCATTGTCTTTTCGCAGGGCGTTTATCGACTCCAGTAATTCCGGATATCGGACGCATAAGCCCCGTATGTAGTCGTAGAAAAAATCATTTCGTCCTTTATTCTCGCCTTTTATGCTCTGGAATGCAGAAAATACCTCATCTTTACTATTTCCGGATAAGAACGCGGTGACAATATCATCGACGCTAAATCCGGAGTAACCCGCGATTGGTAAAACAAAATTAATATTCATGACGTCCACCTTGCGAAAATCTGAATAGACCTGTTAGCTGCTGCCGTCAAGGTTAACGCTGGCGCCGAACTTCCCGGCCAGGTTAGCGCCAACGTCTCCGACGAAATGGCGTGCGACACCGAATAAGCCACAACCTTTGAAGCGTCTACGGAAGCCACTGTGCCTTTTAAAACCTTAGTTGCGAATTTAGTGCCTTGATAGCTTGATCCATCTGCAAGGCGTAATCCTGCGTCGATTTCAACGACTCCATGTAATGGCGACAAGCCTCTACTAATACCTATTTGATACGCTACACCAGGAGTGCAATTAAGCAGGATCTCAGACCACATATACGTCCCTTGCGAATAAGTAAGGCCAGTGCCTAAGGGTCCGGATTTCTCCCCGAAAGATAATGTGTTAAACCGAGGTACTGATGGCCTGAAATCGTGCGATGAAATATCATTCTCAAGCGTCACCTCGCCGGCAGCAAAAGACCCGCTCGCGGTAAGATTTAAACCGGTATAAGTGCCGACGTTGCCAAGAGATAGCCGTCTAAGATCGTTTAATCCATACTCGAAAACGCCAGCAGACGCCGGGGCGCTGTTATCTTCAACGCGGACTGCGGCAGCTTTAGTATCTGTCTGGTCGCCGTGTAGGCAAAATATCGCGCGGAAATTGGAGGTAAGGTTGCCGTTTACAGTACCAATCTCTGAGTCATACACGGAGCAAGTAGGGCCGCAGACAAAAGCGTAACGATTACCCGAAATAACCATAGGACCAATCTGGGTCCTTGCAAATGAGTTTTGCCCGGTATTAGCACCGTTGATATATTCCCGGTTAAATCGAATAAATTCGCGGTTATTTGCCGATTTAGGCATAATAAATCGGTTGTTCTCAGACCACGCCGTCATATTAAGCATATGCACCGCCGGTCCGTAAAAACCATCAATGGCAATAGCGCCATCAAACAACGCATGATTAAGGTCTTCGCAGCGAAGCCCACCAAAAGCGTTCGAATTTTTGTTTACTATACGAAGGTTGTTACAGATTAAACTCCCGTGGGCTATCGCAGTCCCTGCCTGCTTAAGTAATATAGGGTAAAACGCTTCTCGGACATCAACCTCGTTAACAACGCAAGCAGTCGGCGTCACCGAATACGTATCATCCCTTAATTCTAAAACGTGGCTGGTAGCCGTGGCTGTAAATGCGGCATACCTTGCAGCGGGCCCGGATTCATTGGAATTCGATATTGCTACACCGTCAAGCCGCACGCGGAGAGTACCTTTCGAGGTATATGTCTCAGAAACAACGCTAACCGCGTATTTTTTCCCTACAGTCAGCCCAGTTAATGTTATGCTGGCGGACGCTTGTGCGGCGGTAGTACCTGCAAAAACAAGAGTCGACCCCGATAAAGTCACTCCGTTAGCCAGAGTCCATCCGGTAAACGTCTTGTCATTTAGTATCAGAGATCCGCCATAAGACATAATCTGGGCGCCACTAAAATCGATATATTTATTAGCTTCGTTCACGCTGGCCGTCTTATTCACGGTCACTGTTGCGTTGAGGGCGTACTGCCCCCTGCCACCCATTGACATCCCGGCAGCGCCGCGGGTGACCATCTCATTAACACATCTCTGAAAAGCCGCGTAATCTATGGATTGCGTTAATGATGTTACAAAAGGGTAATCTACCTGAGCAAGTGCAAGCGAGGCATATCGCTCAGACAATGGATGCACCGTGCCGTCGGCAATAGCTCCGAAATCGTAAGGAGTCATCTGGAAATTCAGCTTATAACCTACGGTGCCGCGGTTAAATGCCTGTAAAATGCTGTAACCGATAAGCCCTGGGCCCGTAACCGCGGCCATTTCCTGCCGTAGCGCTGCATCCCCTACGCTTACAAAATGCAATGAGTCCGCGGCCCATGTTGTAGAGTTGGTACCCGTCGTGGTGAAAGGCGGCGTGGTTGAGGCATTCAGCCGCCACAATTCACCATTGTAGCGTAAAACCTGATTAAGAGACGATAGCGTTATAATCCCGGAGGTATAATCCCCCATGAATTGATACCCGGAAGCCAGCAAAAAATTCTGGAAAGCATTTTCTTGCGAGGTTAATTGGTCTTCAAAAGCAAGTTCCGCATCCCGCATAATAGCGGGCATTGTTTTTTGGTCCTGGTCGGTCACCGGATTATTAGCGGTGTCGATAGCCACCCCGGAAGGGACCCCGCCGGCGTGCCCGGTGATTACTTCGGCCTCGAAAACCTGGTGTTTTTTGGCCGTTTTCAGATCTTCCAGCGATAAGACGTCGCCGCATCCGCTTGACATATCAGAATCCTCTTATGAAAAACCAGTATCAAAACCGGTGCTAAACGCCCGCCCGAACGGCGACACGCCATCTTTTTCGTAGTATCCGTCGGAGTAATTGTAACCGGTAATCACCACGGTACGATTATTACCCGGAGTCACGGTACTAACCAATATCATCTGCGCGGAATGCCGCGCATCGCTGCCGAAGGAAAACTCGGTCTTTAGTGCATCGTTACCAGTATAAATGGATTCAGCTGGCGCGGAAAGCATAACCACTTCCTGCGCGTTAGCCCCTGGCGTAACAGCGACGCTTTGCACCGACCCGTCGCGCTTTTTGAGTATGATCGAATGGTCTTCGCCAGGCGTAAATTCCACCGGTTGCGAAAGCGTAAGCGTAAGGCCGTTTACCGCAATAACGTATCCATCGAACGGCGCAACGCGCGACCCTTTAACCACGCTTATCGGGCGCCCGGGAACCGCAAGCGCACCCTCTTCCAGCGCTGTAAATTCAACGGCAACGCGGTTAAGGCTATTGCGCTGATACCGGCGCCAGGCGTGCCAGTAGGCTTGTTGGTAATTGCGGATACCCTTTGAGTCGTAGGTGTCTGTTTTAACGCCGCCGGTCTCCGGGATCTGGATGGTTTCCTTGATGTTGGTATCCGGGTCAATGTAGCTGAATTTAAGCGAGTCATAGGCCGTGCGGTCGTTAAACTGCCGTGTCCACTTCTCGCCGGACGGCGCTTTACTGCGATGCGTGAACACCATTTCAGGCCCGGCCCGCGGGCGTTCCAGGTCAAGATAAATGCTGTGCCCCCGGCGCGACGCCGAACAGAAAATGGCCTCGGCTATCGTGGTGATGATGTCCTGTGCCGTCGTCTCGTAGGAGTCGAACGTGTAGCAGAATTGCCCGGCAAGCGGCGTGCCGAAGTATGCCTCGACCTCGGCTTGCGTGGCGATCAGTTTATCCATGTTCGCCGCGGTGAGATTCAGGTTGCCCACCACCGGATCACGCATCAACCGGATAAGAGATTGCACCGCCTGTGTATTTTCGGTGAGCACCGTATCAAACACCCCACCGCCAAGGTATTTATAAAGCTTCTCGGTTACGATGAGCGCCAGTTTCGGCGATTTAACCGAGGTGGCGCGCGGCGTCTGCTTGCGCGCTGTGTGAACGGTTGTTCGGTTGCCGTAATCATGCGATCGGTCTTGCACCTGGCCGTAAAGCGCATCGTATTTTATTTCGTCGACGACCTGGCCCTCGAAGTCGAAATCTACATCCGTCACCCGGCGCGCCCGGACACGCACGCGGGATGCAAACGGCAGATCCGCGATAATGCTAACGCCGGTTGAGTTTGACGATCTGCCCGATACGGTTCCCTGCACCGCGTAAACATCGCCATATGGCGTGTTGTTCTGATCAAGCAGCTGATATTGTACCTCGGCGGTTACGCTGGCCGGCTTTTTGCTACTGCTGCCGTTGTCCTTGTACATGCCGTTATCCGCGCTGATATTCACCAGGACACGCTCGCACTCCAGACTGGTGATAGACACCCAATCGGTTAAACTCTTTTCCACGGTGTTTACCGGGCCGATCTCGGCGGCATTCCCGGCCGGGTCCGCGGCGTTCACCTGATTAACCGTCGGGCTGATCACCTGCCAGGCTGACAGGTTACCAGAGACATCCAGAACGATGTCGACCTCGCTAACCGAAATAACCGGGTAATAGCCGTCCAGGTATGGATCCGGGCCGCCGGGGTCATTCAGCGTGACGTTAGCCAGCCGTGCCGTGTCCCCGGCTTCCAGGTATGCGTTAAAGGCCGCGTTACCCGAAGCGTCGGTGATAGTCCCCGTGGTGCCAGAAAGCGACGCTATCGTGCCGCCGTCGCCGGTAATACTGGCGTTAAGGTCGTTGGGGGCCTTTAACGTCTGGCCGTCGATCTCATTCGACACGTAGGTGATGAACAGCGGTTCGGTAATCGGGTCGCCTACCAACGTTTGCGGAGCGTCGCCGCTGTTCGGCGAAGTGTACGGCGCGTATACGGCAGCCGAGGACCCGGTAATCTCCGAAAGCAGTGTGTCTCCGTCCGTGATGCCGCTCGCCGGCGTCGACATAGGCCCGCGGCCGACGTCGTAATAACCGAACTCGATAACCTGGCCAGCGCTGTTATAGAGTTGGTAGCTGTTCATAAGGACCGCCGGAATACTTTGCACCGTGCCGCAAATATCGTAAGTGCGCTCGTAAGGGCGGGCCTTGTTCGTGCGGTCCGTTAGACTGTTATTCGGGCTTTCCGCCTGCTGGTTAGACAGCCCTGCCGACACTGACGTTTTTTGTGATGGCATTAACAGTTTCAGAATGGGATTAAGAATTTTCCCAACGAAACTGAAAACGGCGCCCACTGCACCTCCGCCCGGCGACTCAACGACGTAATACTCGGCATTAAGTTCGAGGCGATCGAAATCTTCGGTCACATCGTTATCTTCGCCTATGCTGCCGATGTATACCCGGAACGGGACGCCGTCCGGGATGTGCTGTAGCACGATCCGCATCGGCGAGGCCCAAAAACTTTTCGTCTGAAATTCGCCGTTGTCGTCGCGCGTGATTAAGTGTGTTTTCATCGCCAAAACTCAATTTCCTGGTAACGGTCCCTAATATCCGCCAGCGCTTCTAAGCGCACCTGGCGGGCCGCAAGTTCGCAATGGCTAACCATACCGTCGAAGTATACCCCAGCATGCCACACAATGCGCGACCCAACACGGCAGCCCATTAACACCGCATCGAAATTCTGTGGCACGTCTACCCGGGAAAGCCCGGATGGGTCACGATGGCCGGCGTCAAAAGCCGCATCTATCTTGGTAGGGGAAATCACGTCGAAGATCGGCGTATCGAGCCCAGCCGCCGCGCGCACGCGGCGAACGTGATGCCAGCAATGGTATGTCCTGAAATTGTATGGCGTGCCGGTGTAGTCGTTTATATTCACGATGCGAGGACCCCGCGCAATAATGGGATCTCTGTCGGCGTCGCTAAAAGGCCGGTGCCGCGCTCGTTGAGCCGTGGCACGCCGACGTCGGCGGTAAAAACGCCCTTTTCCTGTGATAGCGACTGCAGGTCATAAGTAACCGGCCCGTCGCAGGGATAGGATAAATCGGTACTGATAAACCGGCGATATGTGAAAACGGGCCACTCCTGGTTGTCCAGCGGAATATTCTGCATTTCGTCGTCCAGCTGGTTACCGACATCCGGCAGCGTGAAAGATGCCTGCTGGTCGAGGTTGTTGCTGTTCGCCGCATTATTCGCGTTCATCGGTGAAGGCTCAAACGTCACCGTTTCCCCAGTCTCCAGCGTTGCCGTTAATGGGGAAGTCCCTTTGACGATCAGATACCGTTTCGAAAGCAGTGGGTGCGTTATCTCGACCGTCTCATAGTCGATCTGGCCTTCCGGGTTAGAGGCCAGCTTGCGCTTGTAGGCTTCTTTTACTGATTCTTCGCTCATTGCATCGGGTCCCATATCCGCGGAAAGTGGGTCTGGTCATAGGCATACTGCGTCAGGAAGCGGTTAAGGCTGTCACCATAGCAGCCGAAGAGGTCCGGCAGATTGGCGGTGAGACAATCGCTATCCTGGTTAGGCGTGCGCTCGGCGGTCAACGTGAACGAGATAACCCAATTTTTTCCGTCCTGCGTGGTGTCGCTGATCGTGCTGGTGATCCAGACCTGGTGATCCTGCAGGCCCAGACCACTGTCCAGCGTCATAACGAACGAATTGGCGCCGCCGTCTATCTGGTTCAGGAATGCGTAGAACGCCTGCCGGCCGAGCGACGAAACAACCAGCACGACGCTAAACGGCACAGCATCGTAAAACGTGTCACGTCCCTGGCGCGGTGCGCCCCCTTGCACATCGTTACGGTAGATGTTGTTACCGCGGGTCAACGAGTAACCCTGGTTCACTATTGGCCGCAGAGAGGCCGGGAATCTCAAAGATGACATAATTTAAAATCCTGGCTGGTTGCGCGTGTTACGGCGGGATAGCGAGATCTGCGAATTACTGTCCTGCATGTCGCTGGATACCGTTTCCCGGATAAGTATACGTAATCGCCCTTCATCATCGCGTTCTGTGCTGGCCTGGTCAATACGCCCGGTAGTCTGGTTGACGATCACCACACTATCGCTACTGTTCTGCTTGCTGCCGTTCTCACCCATAATCTGGCGCATCTGCTGCGCGGTGCGCACGCGCGACGCCGAGGCGGGCATAATCACTTCTGGCTTGCCGCGCTCGGCGATAGTCGACGCCTGCCCCGCGGCCAGCGCGCCGCCCTGTTCGCGTGCCGATCGAATCTTGGCGACGTTTGCCAGACCCGCAGCTACGATGGTGGCCGCGAGTATAGGTCCAAGAATGGGCCCGCCCTCCGCCAGTGCCTTAGTTGCCGCGAGATACGTTGATATAACAGACTGCGTTATTGCGGCAGCCTTATAAACGGCGGTATTTTCGTCACTGGCTGCGGCGACATTACTGGCGATCTGCTCCCAGGTGCTGAGGTCGGCCTGCAGGGATTCCTCATTTTTCTGCTTTTGAAGCTCTATCTTCGCGTTCTGGTATTCTTCTTCGCTCACCAGACCTTTTTTATGGAACTCGTCAAGTTTTTCCTGCTTGATGGCATATTGCCGGTCTAATTCTGCGGCTTCTCCCTCAAAACTAGACTGTAGCTGTGCTATATACGCGTCAGCGGATTTTTGGTCGTTCATCCGCTCTTCGGTCTGCTTGGTCAGAAGCTCGTTACGCTGGGTATCCGCATCCTGCATTATCTGTGTTTTGGCGTCTTCATACTCCTGCTGGCTCAGGAGCCCGGCTTTATTAAACTCCGCCAGTTTCGCCAGTTTCTGCTGTTCCTGCGCATCGATCGCCTTAAACTCGTCCTGGTTCTGCCGCGCTAACGTCGCAAGGAAGTCCGCAGCCTGTTTCTTCTGCTGTTCCAGTTGTTTAGCCGCGGCTTTTGCGGCCTTATCCGCGCTCGCCGAAGTTCCACCAGTTGTGCCGCCAGACGCACCCGGCTTGTTTACCAGATCCTGTAATTTGGTTTCCTGATTGCGTTTCTCTTCATACTGGCGACGTTGCTCGGCAATTTCTTTCTGACGCAGCGCGGAGCGCTCGCGGATCCCGTCGGCCTCTGCTTTAGACGCCGCAAGGGATGCCGCATAAGCCTTGTCCGCCTCTGCCGTCATATTCTTATACGTGAGGCTTGCTGTCTTGCTCACGTCGAACACATCAACCAGTGACTGTCCTAACGCTACCGCATAATCGTCGATGCGCTGGAACCAGGCGATGATGTCGTGGAATGTCTGCTGTATCTCCGGCAGCCAGTCCCGGATCGCGTCCGGTACCGTCATCAACGAGTCGGCCATATCGTTACTGTGGCCTTCGGTATCAAAGGCCAGGTCGTTCAGTGCGTCCGATATAAATTTAAACGAGTCATCGAACAGGTCGCGCCAGTCGCGGATCGCCCCTATTAGCTCGCCGGATGCAATAGCGTCACTAAGGGACTGGATCGCGTCTTCTGCGATCTTCGCCTGCTCTGCCAAAGCGTCGCCGAAGCCGGATTGAGCAATGTTAAGCACCAGGCCGTCGAAGGTATCTTCCAGGCTGGACAACACGCCATCAAGCGAGTTGGCGCGGGCTTCCATCGCCCCGGCAAAGTCAGTGTTACCGATGTTGAGAAGGTATTTCTGAATCTCTTCCGAGTTTTTCTTGACGGTCGTCGTCACGCCCCGGAAAGTGAAGGATACGTTATCACCCTGCTGGCTGGCTTTGATGCCAAACTCTTTCAGACGTTCGAACTCGCCCGTAGCTGCGTCCGCCACGGCTTCGATCATCTGGTTAAGGTCTTTACCCATCGCGGCGGCAGTGTTGCCGTAGGATATGAGGGCTTCTTTGCTCGGGTTGAGGCCGAGGGCCACCAGTTTAGTGAACCCCTCTACCGCCTGATTCAGGCCGTAGGGTGTGTCTTTTGCAAACTGCTGAAGGATGGAGAAGGCCTTCGCGGCATTCTCCGTGCTTCCGGTCATCGTGACCAGACCGGCGTTAAGTTTGTCAAAATTCCGTTGGGAGGCAACCAGCGAGTCAAAGACCTGTTTTGCCGTCGCAAGCCCGCCGATGGCCGTACCCGCGGCGACGGCGGCTTTACCCAGTTTACCCAGACTCGCGCTGGCACTGTCAACGCCGTTGGTCGTTACCTTGATAATAAGGCTTGCGATATCAGCCATCTTCCCGGCCCTCGAAAATTGCGTCCAGGCCCATGATAAGGCCAGCTTCGAAAATGCTTATGTTCTGCTTAGTTACCTGCTGATACGCCACTATGTCGGACCAGTCTACCGCTTTACGCGGTATTAGTGTAACGGCTTCCGGCGTGACCTTGTGCGCAAACTTCAAATCTTTGTACTTGTTGAAAATGGGTAGCATGTCCGGGGGGCATTCTGGCCCGGTAGCCCGCGCTGTAACTCTCCCGCCGTGGCTGATACCCATCGCCGTCAGCGCCGCCATGTGGCCGTCCTCAATTGCATCAAACTTCTGCTGTCTGTAGCGATCGACGAACGTCCACGTAGCAAATTGGTACAGCGCTGTTACTTTTCCTTCTGGCTTTCGCGCAGGGTAGCCATGAAGGCCGCCACCATGTTACCCAAGCCTTTGTACTGACTAAGCAGCGTAGCGAATGCCTCTTTGGTGAAAGGCTCCGCCTCGCCCGTCTCTGCGTCAATGAAGCTCCAGCCGTTGACAATTTCCAGGGCCATTTCATCGTTCAGTCGCGCGCAGGCGTCGTTAACCTGAATCGCGTAGGATACCTGGTCGCCGGACTCTTTCAGCGGTTCCAGCTCTTTAATGACGGCCTGATATGCGGCAAAGAACGCGCGGTTCGCCTGCTCGACCTCATCGGCAGCAGGTAGCATCACGTTCAGCCACTCACCGGAATCGCTGCCGTCTGGCAGGGGGATCGCCATGTGCGTGCCTACTACAGCTTTATCTTTGAAATAAAAATCACGTAACTGCATGTTTTGCGCCTCGGTTTGTGTGTCGTGGAAATATTTTAGCTTTTTTCTTGCGCTTTATCCAACGGCACTTTATATTAGTCCTGTAATATTAGTTCACACATAAAAGGAAGCGCCATGAATTCTTTAATTTTTACCATGCTCGTTGTTAACTTCATCCCGTGGTTCGTCGCTTTGCACCGCAACCATAACGCAAAGCTGGGCGTGTTTATCAGTAGCCTGTTCCTTAACTGGACTCTGCTGGGCTGGGTGTTAAACCTGGTTTGGGCCTGTAACTCTAATACGAAGAAATAAGGAGGGGGCCGTGGTTAAAATGCTAAAGGCCCCTTCCGGGGCCTTTCTTTTACGCGTATACAATGCGCTGAATGACGATAGACGACTGCTGGCTGTTGCCCGTCGCCTGGCCCTCGATACTTTGAGTAACCGACTCTGCGCCGCCAATCTCCGGCGTTACTGCTGTTAGCTCCGCCCGTTTCAGAGAGAACGACATAGCGCCGCTCACCCCGGCCAGAATAGAGTTAATTTCTACCGGTGTCTCGTTGATGAATTTCTGGATCATCGCCATGTCGTACAGCTTGCCAGCAATCGAGAAAGTGTTAGTTGCGCGGCCACGCTCAACGAAAGCCACGTTGCTGTTACCTAACTCAAACTGCGCAGAGGCTGCGTTGTCGTTGGTGATGGTCAGCGTGTCGCATTTCAGCGGTTCGGTGCCATCGAACACAGACACGTCGACCGAGGCGAACGGCTGGGCGTCAAATACGATCTGCGAGAAATCGGAACCGGCCGGCGGTTCCGTGAGCACTTCCTGCGACATACCGATGAACGGGAAGCTGCCGGTGATCATGGCGTTAACCGCTTGCTCGATAGTGAAGCCTGAAATCTCAACGCCACGCGTAATAACGAAGCTGTCCGGGTTACCGCACTGGCCTTTGAACCAGGTCAGCACAGAGAAGGTTTTACACAGGTTCCCGGTTCCCAGCTTGTCGCCAGTGGCGTAATCTGTCTCAACCGCGGCGGCGGTAGTCAGGGCGTGTTGGATAGCCGCTCCAGTAACAACCAGCTCGGTAACGGCGGTCACGATAAACGGCAGCGCATTGTTGCCCGCCAGCCCCGCGAAGCGAATCAGGTCGCCGACTTCAACGCCATCAGTCAGGAAACTACCGTCCGCGCGGGTGAACGTTTTCGCGGTGGCGTCAACGGCTACAGAGAGCGCCGTACCCGACACGCCCGCAGCCCATGAAGAAGTCATGGCGCCCGCCAGCAAATCATCCTGGCTTTTCGAACTCAGTTCGATCGCATATTCCCCGGAGACCTGTCTGTTACCGGTGCGGATGAATGCTGTTTCGCGGCTGCCGTCCAGCTCGTTAGATGTCAGCGCGTCGCGCGTCATCGCCGGAACGCCGCCAGTGTTGCGCAGAGGCGACCACACCGGGTTAGCAGGAGTTGTGCCAGGGGTCGTCTCTTCGGTGTAGAATTGCGCTGTTAGTGCGCCTTTGTATGGCTGTACCATTTTTATAGCCTCGCAGTATATGCTATGAAATTAATGGATAGCGGGCGCTTGGCCCATCCGTTTTGCACTATCAGAGGCCCCAGGCTCACCGATCGCACTTCGGCGCAAATTGCGTTGCGCGACACCGCAGATCCCGCTTTAAACGCCGCATTCAATAAGTCTGCCATTTTATTAAGGTCGGCGCTACCTACGGTCGAGGCGTAATTAATGTCAACCTGATAAATACCGGCACGCCGTTCCGTCCAGGACAAGTCGCCCTGCTCGGTATCCGCAAGTAACATGTAACTCGCCAGATACGGCGTTGCCGTTGATGTGGGCGCGTCAATGTTCTCCAGCGCAACGGCGATATTGTTGGCCTCGCCGAAGGCCTTCAACGCGATATCAAACGCTTTCGTCAGGTCTTCAAAATACCCGGCCATGTCATGTCATCCTCGCTGCCGCTTCGTCGATCAGCCGCTGAAATCTGGCTACGTTCACTCGCACCATGCCGTTCGGCGCCTGTTTAGAAAATCCGCCTACGGTATTAGGCCCATCGCCAGGGTACCCGCCGAACTCCAGCACCTCCGCATACGGAAGATTGTTTGTTAACCGGAATTCGTCCCATTTCGGGTTATTAAGCACAAACTCGGTGACGTTACTTATGGCCCGGGCCCCCGTCGGATCGTTGGCGATAAGAATTCCGTCTTTAGGCTTTCCGTATGATGCCTGCCAGTTCATCCGGAATCGCCCCGTATCAACCGGGCTTGCAAGAATTATCTGCGAATATAGCTTAATTGTTACCTGCCTGACGACAAGCTCTGGGTTTTTCTTCGCCTTTCGAATGAAGTTTTCAATAGACGCTTCGAAACTGGTAGCCATTATTTTCGCACCTGAATAAACCACGCGATCACGTCATCGTTCACCATCTTCGTTTCGATAGCGACGATTGACCATTCAGCACCGTTAAACGACACCTTATCTTCCGTCTTCGGCAGCACGCTGTGATCGGCCCTAACGATCATGTCGCCTGCTTGTATGGTAGTTCCGTTCACCAGCGCCACGTTAACCGGTACGGGGACCGAGTTTAGCGGGATAGTTACGGAAGGGGAAACCACATATTCGCCTTCCACCGGGTCCCACACTTTAGTCCCGGCGCGAATCAGGTTAACAGAGCTGCCGTATGTGCCTAAGAGCCTGGTCGCGGTTTTCTGCATGCGCTTACTGAATGCACTGGACATTATGCCGGCTCCAGACGAGAGATGACGAGAAGGCCAGAAGGCGCAGTGCCCCAGGCCGTGACCGTCGCTGCCTGCGGATAAATCCCGCCGAAGTTCGACCCGGCGCTGTCGCGCATGATCTGCACTGCGAAAGTCTGCCCGGCGGTGGCGTTGATAACCACGCGAGATTCGATCGGGATCGTTACGTCGGCGCTTACCAGTTTAGTCGCGGCTGGTGACCCATACTGCGCACCGGCAAGAAGTAGGCGAGATAATAGAATCGACGTGCCGCTGGCGCCGGTGCGTCCCGCCTGCAGCTTGATACGGACCGCATAATTACCCGCAACGTTGAACGTCACCAGTCCTGCAGCCGAGATAGAAACCGGGTCCGTTGGTGAGCCTTGCGCCGCGCCGAAAGCAACCTGCAGCGGGGTGTCAACGGCGGTGGGCGCCTGCGTAACTGTAGATATTGCACGCAACACCTCAACCTCTTTCACGCCGGCGGCCGCATAGATGGGGGAGTCCGCCAGTTGGGTTAGAACATTGCGCAAAATCTCAGGCGTGATAGCTCCGGACGTGTTATCCGCCAGGTCCGTCGCTATTTTGGTGAACATTTCGGTTTTGGTAAGCGCCATATCAGCCCCGGAATACATTAAACGATGAGCCGTTATTCATGCCGCAAAGCAAAGGGCCCAGCGCGTCCATAGCGGTGGTAATAACGACACTGGTGCCATTGTTGCCGTTATTGAAATACTGTACCGTAACCGCGCCCTCTACGCGCTCCAGCGATGTGGCCCGTCCGTCGTTGGTGGCCCGAACATCGGTTCCGTCTCCGTACTCAACGGCAGCGGCCACCTGTGCGCGGATCACAGCTGCGGGGATCGTGTTACTGGCGACATCAAAGCCATACAGCGTAACTCCCTGCCGTGGGTAAGCCAGTTCTTGCGCAGTTGAGACCCGGCGCCCGCACATCGCAGGTTCCTGCAGGCCAACATATCCCGCACCATTGCGTAACGCCTGCTCCGCTTCCGTATCGTCGGCGGGCAACTCCCAGCCATATTTAGCCGCGAGTGCGCGGGCGTCCGACAAGCTAACATAGCTATCAGCCCCGGCTACAATGCTGCCATCCTCGACGATCAGCGACATTGGTTATTCCTCCGGCTGTTCGGCGGATTTGTTGCGGCGTGCTTTGCGTGCCGGTTTGTCGGTGTCGCCCTGGATGGTAACAGTGCGCTCCACGCCGTCGGCATGGGTTTCGATAACCGCATCGGCTGGTGCAAAGCGCGCGTCAACGACACGAAAGCCCTGGCGGTGATATTCTTTCTTCTGCTCGACCGTAATCGGCATTACGACGTATTTGACTTCTAACATAACGGCTCCAGTTAATAAGGGGGCCGAAGCCCCCACTTATTACAGGTCTGCGTCGACGATGGCCAGCGTACCCAGGGTATGCTTGTTCTCGGCAACGACTTTGTCCCAGTTGGCCGACGTAGCCAGTTCGGCGTCGGTCGGAGATTTGCCGCCGTTGGTGACATCCCAGGCGTAACCTTTCAGTTTCAGACCGAAAGAGTAATCCGCCTGCCAGGTGGTTTCGATACGGGTTTTACCGTTCGACGTTTCCATGTTGGTGATAATGTCGCTGGTATTGTCTACGACGATACCCTGCGCCACAACCGACAGCACTTTCGACTTATTCGGCGCGCCTGCTTCATACAGGGCCGGGGAGTCGGTCACGACGTAGCGTTTGCCCAAGATATCGACAACCAGCACGTTACTGGAGACAAACAGCTGGTCAGCGTTGGTGATCGCCTGCCCGATCAGCTTGTGATACGCCGCGCCGGTCATGACGTCAGTCACCAGGAGCTGGGACTGATCGCCGAATTTAGCGTGGCTGTTATTCAGTGCGCCGAGGCTGATACCAGCACTCGCGGATACATCGTTAACCAGCGCAGTCTGGCCCGATACCGCGGCAACCGCTGCCGCTAATGCGGTGTTCAGCTGGTCCGCCAGCAGGGCGTCGGCGAAACCTTCTGAGATCGCCATAACCGCTTCGGTCGGGTTACGCTGCAGCCAGGTAAGCTGGGACGGCTCGAATACAATCGGGCCGAAACCGCCTGCAACTTTAACACCGACGTTTTCGCCCTGGGTTAAGTTGGTGCCTGCCTGGGTATCGATAGCGGCGTAGCGGTCAACGCGGCGCTGCGCGGACGCGATCTGGTTGTAGAAAGATTCTTTGGTGAAGTCACCTTCCCACGCCTGCGAGGACAGCACGATAGCACCGCCGGAATTCGCGTTAAACTGGTCGGTTTTCTGGCCGAGCAGTTCGATGGTGGCGCCGTAAATCTGGCGGTCGTAAACCTTCATGTTCGAGAGAGACATATTTTAACCCTTATTTTCTGCGTCGAGACGCTTACGGAGATCGGCACGAGTTTTTTCGATGCCTGTCAGTTGCTCGCCACCGGCCCCGCCAGTAGGATTTTTGTTCCCGGCGGCCCCGCCACCGTTCGCTGTGTCTGCCTGCATGAGATGAGAGATCACCTTATGCTTTTTACAGAAGTTGATGAATTTATCGACGTCCGTCGTAATAACTGCGCCGTCCGGGCCGACAAACTTAGTCACCAGATCATCGCCGTCGAACTCGACTTTGATAAATGGCGCGATAAGGTCGGCGGCTTCGGCGTCAATGAATTTGCCTTTAGCAATCACGGCACCCATAACGGCTTTGCGCTCGCTGCCGAGGATGCGCTCGGCCAGCTTGGTGATCTTACCGTCTTTCTCGGCGATCACCGGGTCATACTGACCACGAATCGATTTTTCGAACTCTTCCATTTGCCCGGACTGCTTCGCCGCTTCCTGCTGCGCGCGAACACGTTCGGCTTCGGCTTCCTTCGCACGTTGTGCGGCTTTCTTCTTCTCGTCAAGAAGTGCTGTATTCTGGTTTTTCAGGCCATTAACCAGCTCGTCGACTTCTGCCTGGGTGTAGGTCTTTGGTGGTTCCGCACCGCCACCCCCGCCCTGGGTTCCGTCGTCATGTTCTTCTTGGTACGCGAAAAGGAAAGACTGTAAAAAACGATTCATAGTACGTAGACCCCTGGTCTTTATGAATCCGGGCCACCCGGATTTACATACGCTAAATATACAGGGCAGCGCAAGTATTAACAATATATCTGTAAATGTTGGTTGCAATATGAGTGGAGACATATTACAGTTAGTTCATCGAGCCGAAACCGAGGAAACCAACATGAAAATCGAAATCAGCAACATCAACGTGAACAATGACTATCTTGTTAAAAATATCGCCGGTAATGCAGGTTATGCCGCGAGTATAGAAACCGTCAACGAAACGACGATCGCTATTGACTTAGGCGACGAGGCGCATCGTGAGAAGGCTGGCATCCGTGTTATAGATGTCGAAAGAATGTTCTCGCTGTTCATCATGGCGGGCTTCACCATCCGCAAAATCTAACCAACATAGAAGGACACGTAAATGTACATAGCGACTAAATACCGTAATTCCGGAAAGGTTGATCTGCGCCGCCTCCGCCGTTGCGCACGTCGCCTCTCCATCGTATATCGCGTTTTGGGTCTTGGCAAAACAGAAAAGTGGATTAATAAAGCCGCAAGGAGATTCGACCGATGAAACCAATGGCGAAGCGTAACCCGACGAAGCACCAGCAACGGCGCCGGGTGTTTCTGGTCTACCTCCCGGCAGCGTGGCTAACAATCGCCTTCGTCTGCTGGGGCCTGGCCTGGCTGATAAAAAACGCCCCGTTATAGGGGCGTTGTTACATTACGGATCCAGTCCTGCAGCTGGTACACCTGCCGCCTTAACTTTCTCCCGCAATCTATGTTCTGCACGTCTGCATTCAGATCTGCATCACTGTCCTTTTCCGCCGGCTGAAACTGGCACGGCTTCACCATCATAACCGGGGATGGCGTTGGCATTGTCGATAGCTCGCTGCTTGATTTGCACCCGGTCATCGTCAAAAGTACAGCGCACACGATCAGGATTTTGCACATATTTAACCACCTCTCGGGTTATCACTACGGTTTTCGCGGCGCCGGCCTGCTCGGCATCGGCGGCCTTCGTATCGTTCACCTGCTGCCCGGCTACCTGCTTCGCCAGAGTCGCCCGGGCCTTCTCTTCCTGCTGGGCTACCAGCTTCGCGCGGCCGTCATTCCATCCCTGGCGATATGAAAACTCCGACGCAGCGAAGGTAATAATAACTGCAACCAAACACGTAATAATATAGGTCCTAAAACTCATATCGCCACCTTTACAATTGCTGCCGTTGATTTCTCGCAAAATAAATGATACGATCAGCTTCGCTTTTGAGCGACGCCCCGCGAGGGCGGGCGCGCAACAAGCAATTGAAGTGATCGATTCAGCCTTCCACGTTGTAACTCCTTGATTTTACTCACCTAATTTAGCCACTCGCAAACTAAAACGGCAGCAACCAACTAAATTAACCTAAGTCCTTGATATCTATACTCGCAATTTCATTCGCAAAATTTTGCGAGTCTTGCGAGTCGTCGCTACTCGTAATAAATTACGAGTTCCCGGCCAGATATTTGGCGACCCGGGAATCTACTTCCGCCATCTCTTTCAGGGTCAGAGGACGGCCGAAACCATCAATTGACGCAGCGCGGAACTCTTCCGGGGTCATGCCGCTGTTACGTAAAATTGCCCCTCTCGTTGGCCCAATCGCCTGATCCTGGAACCACGCCGGCTGGCTTTTAAGAAACTCATAATACGACGTGTTAGCATCGACCTGCATACCCCCATCGGCGCCACGCGCCGCACGCATCGCCCCTTCATCGAGGAAGGATAAGAAATCGTCGTCAATAACGGGGGCTGTGGTAGTTCGGCAGCGCGGGTGGAATGGCGGCAGCGGACCCTTACCTACTGGGAACACCTGGGAGTCGAGCCCGCGACACGTTGCCGACGTTCTGCCGTCCAGCGTGGCAACTATTCGATATTTAGAAACGATATCATCGTTGGCCTTGTACAGCTCGTCGCGGGCCACATTCGAAACGTGGGCTACCCCGGTATGCGCGATAGTGAAAGCATCGCGTAGCGAAATATCCGCCAGGCCTCCCGCGCCGACAGTTTGCTGCACGATCTGCCTGGTTGTCATGCCCTGCACAAAGCCGCTCTGTACACCTCGCGCCAGGCGGTTCTTCTCTGACGTTGTCCAGCCGTCCAGCAAGTCAATCAGGCCCACAGGCTTATCGTTAAGCGACAAAGGCACGAATTTAACCGCGGACCATAACTCATCTGCGGTAGGCCCGGACACGAACGATCGTTTTTCTTCCCGCAGATTATCCGTCAGCGTATGACGAAACCACTTATTTTCATAATCGGCGATCTCTTTTAGGCTTTTCTCGATAGTAGACTTCCAGTCCCCGGTAACATCATCGAGTACGCTCTCAAGAGAGGCGAGCATTTTATTCAACTTCTTTACCGTCCTGGCGTCGTCACCAAAGGCCTGCACAGCCTCTTTAACTTCCGCTTTCATACGGATAACGAACGGGATAGACAGGGACGCTGTCTGCGTCCCAAGTCTTTGAAGCCATATTTGATGGCTAATGATGTTTTGCTCCAGCTTACTCATCAGGCCTCCGATTCAGGTTGTGGCTGTGTAGCCGTCGCCGGAATTTCAGCCGTTGCGGTAGCCAGCGCCTGAATTGGCTGATTAGCAATGGCGTCCTGAATCTGTTCGTTGGTCCAGTTGGTAACCCCGGCCTCGCGCAGCGCCTCATAGTACGCCGTAGCAGGAAGATAACCGGCGTTGATGTCGGAGACCCATGCAGCGCGGTCCTGCGCGGTCATCGACTTAAGGAAGAATTCCATATTCAGCTTAAATTCAATATCCGTAGCGTCGACGTTAAGCATACCGGCAACCCACTTAAGCGCGTCGGTGTATGCCTGGCTGACGTTGCGGGCGATAGTAGCCATAACCGAGGTATCCGCCCCGCGCTGGATGCGCGCCGCTTCTGCGGTGATCTGCACTGTCGGGGTGATCAGCTGGGCGCCGATCTGCACGGCTTGTTGTTCCTTGTCCAGCATATTCTGCTTAGCGAGGTTATTTTCCGCTGCCTGGATTAAATCCGCGGTACCACCGGCGCCAATATTATGACCGGTACGCGAGCCCATCTTAACGCCGTTGGGGTTAGCCGCTTTGAAGTTCTCCAGGCTCATAGACTCGCCCGGGCTAATGAACAGGGTTGGCTGGCCGACAACAAAACTCGACTCCTCGTTATCCGCACTGTTTCGGAAGTGCCCAATGTTCAGCTCGGCGAGCGGCAGGATCGGCGGGTCGTCCGGCGTGTGGTCGTTGTTGGATGCGCCGATGAACGTAAATGGGATGATCCCCGCCGGGACGCCGGCCAGATTTGGGAAAATCTCTCTAATGGCCCCGGCCAATGCGCCTTTAGCATCAAACTGGTAGATTCGCTGCCGATATTTTCCCTCGAAGATATCGAGGACGCGATATTGCTCGCCATAATTCGGGCTGAATTCATCGCCACCGCTGTCGTATTCATAGACTTCGCGCAGCACGATCAGCGATACACGGTTTACTGATCCTACCCGGGTCCGGCGCCAGTTAATGATATTTTCGGCAGTATAGAAAACGATGACCGGGTTTAATAATCCCTCGTTTTGTTCCGCCATCGTCGCGGCGCCGGTTTCCGGTGCATCTACCAGCAGGCCACCGCGCCCGATGGAGTCGATCTCCATAAGGGTATCCTGCGCATGCTGCCACAGGCCAACGCCGGACCCATCGCAGTTAGTCAGCAGATATTCCAGCTGCGGCGGGATCGTCTGTTCGGGGTCTTTGCGCATAACGCTGCCGACCATCCCGGATAGCGTCCGCTTGGTGAAGTTGTAGCAGATCGCGCCATCTTCATACTCGCGTTGGCGCTGCTTACCGTATTCCGGGTCGCCTTCGTTTTTACCTACATTGCGCAGGTATTCCTTAAGCTCGCCGGCGATAGCGTTCCGCACCTTCTTCCACTTAGGAGCGTATTTCTCGTAATCCGGATGCAGCGTTTTTACGTTCTGCCCTGCGCCGGCGTTAATGTTTGCGTTAACCATCGTCGCGGTCCTCGCTGTCCACTAAATCTTTGACTGCGGTTTGTATTTCCGCGGGCAAATCGTCGAAGTGGGCTGCAAGCAGTTCAATAAGATTCTTGACCGGCTCCAGGTCTACTACGCGGATGTCCATCGTTAATTTAGTCATGTTAAACCTCGTCTTAAAGCGGGAAAGAAACCGGGATCTGTTCAGGTGCATCATAGCTGACCGGGAACATGTAATCGATAAAATATCCGATCGCCGTCGTAATGTGCTGGTACTGGTTCTTTTGGTCTTCCTGGAATGCCGATCCCTGCTGCAGCTGTACCGTCGCCAGGCCTTTATGGCTCCAGGGCGCCGTTTGCGGGTTAACATACAGGCTTATATGGTCATCTGCGGTGCGTATCTTGGCGCGTACCGCGTTTTGACGGTCCTTGATCGCCGGGTGCGCCGTCTTAACCCGGCGGGTGTACGTCCACCCGTTCGCCGATAGCACATCCTCGATGTCGTTATAGTCGGACTTGTGGCCGTGCTTTTCCCCCGCGCGCCCGGCGGGGTCGCCGTAAATGAAAACGTGCTTGTTCTGGTGATCTTTGAACTTCTCCACGAACTCTTTAGCCGACTGCTTCGACACCGCACTAATCAGCACTATCTCGTCGAGGATATAGACATCATCACCGCGGATAACGGCAACCGATGACGAGAGCGGCGTAAAGTTTTGGTCGTGCATCCAGTGCAATGATTCATGCGGGAAAATAGTTGCGTTCGTGTAGTTGTCCTTGGAATAGTCCTCGTAAATCTTGCCGTTCGCCGTCTCGAATGAAGCCCGAAATTCTTGGTTATATTGCTTCTTCGACATTATCTTGCGCGCTTCGGCGGCCATTTCCGGGAAAATTTCCTCGGTCATCCAGTGGAAAACCGCGTAATCCGACGAAACGCCGCTCTCGGCTGCCGTACACAGGTCATAATAGTGGTTGAGGCCGTCTGGCACGC